GGCAGTTTGGAAGAAGGATATGAACCAACAAATTAAAACGGTTAATAATCTCCCCCCTGAGATTAAACAAATTTTTTCCTATCATCTGCTTGCGGAGGCAAAAATAGGCGATAGCCTAGAAAGTATGATAGAATCGTATATTTACATTCTAAATAAGCTTAGTCATAAAGTTAATAACGATCCAAAAAGACTACAAAAGTTTGAGGAAGCAAAAAAAGAGTTTTTAGAAGTTTATGAGCGGGCGAAGACAAAAGAAAAAAACCTTGAAGCAACGGCAACAGTTAAAACAAAAAGACCCTTATATTTTATTGAAGGTCTTAACAAACGCGATGAAAATTTATTCAAGAGACTTAGATCTAAACGAAGACCAATTTTATTTTAAAACTGACAAAACAGTGAGAATGCGAAGGTTTAAAGATAATAGTTTAGTCCGATAATGTATATTATGTTAAAAACCACCCATTCCACACTATTATCTGATACAGAATAGACAGTCTGTCTAACATAAATTCAAAGTTTAATTAACAAATCTACAAATCGAATCCGCAATTAGGGCAGACTTTCTCTTTTTTCGGCTTATCTTCTTTCTCGGATTCTTGTATGACGCTCACGTCAATATCCAGCTCCTCCGCTTTAAAGCCCCACTCGCAAAGCTCTATCGGGTCGAAAGAGTTAGCCAGCATCTCGTAGTCGAACTCGCCACCGTTCTTATTCAGCCTGATGCCCAGCTCGTCCACTTCCTTCTCGGTAAGCTGGCGGTCGGGGACGCTGACATCTACCTCTTTAATGCCCTGCTTCTTTAGCGTCTGGATGCGCTGGTGGCCCCCTATAATCGTGCCGTCCAAATTGCACACAATCGGCTCGCACTGGCCAAAACGCTCAAGGCTCTTGCGGAGGTGCTCGGCCTGCTCTTTCGTTAGTTTACGGGGGTTCTTGGGGTTTTCTTTGAGGGAGGATATTTTACGTTTTTCTACAGACCAAGAGATTGACATAACCAAATCACACACATGTTTAAAATATTTAAGTCCCTGGAAATTAACTCTAGAATATTTTAGTACATGATTGTGTGAGAAAAATCAAGAAAGATTGACCATAAACAAAAAAATCCTTTATGATGCCGTTGCCACACAAACACCATAAAGGATAGAGATATGAAACTATTCAAACCTGAAATAAAACATACCACCGACTACGATTCTTTTCAACACTACAGGTCAAATAGAGCTGTTAATCGTCGGCATCTGCAAACACTAATAGATGATCCAACCTTTCCAGACAAATTCCCAACAAGCCCCATAGTAGTTAACTCAAACCTTTATATCATCGACGGTCAACACCGATTTTATGCCGCAAAAAAACTAGGCGTCCCTATTTATTACATCATTGATCCAAAAGCAACGGAAGACGATATAAATATCCGTAATACGCAAACTAGGCGCTGGGAAAGAAAAGCCTATATCCATTTTTTTGCAGATAAAAAACGAAGCTATAAAATAATTGAAGATTTAATGTGCGAACACAAAGTTAGTGCTAATTTCGTAATTGCTTCGATTCGAGGTTTGATGCCTGAATGGAAACAGCATGAAATATCCCTTAAAAAAGGTGACTTAAATTGCGAGGGTATCGAGGAAGATTTAAAATGCTTGGTTGGAATTCTTTCCGAAGCTCTAAGGGAGTGCCGATCTGTAAAAGGAGATAAAGCAAAGCTTTTGTCAACCGATCCTTACATAATTGCCTTTGCTGAAATATATCGGGAAAACAAAACCAAATTTGAAAAGATTTTAGAAAAAATATCTATTTGCAGTTTGCCATTAGTTTATGCTACATGCTCCTCTGATGCGAAACAAATGCTATGCGCTGTAGCAAAATGGCGTCCGCACGTGAAAAGTAATATTTAATCACTTTTTAGCCCTGCGTGCTTCACTCAGGGCTATAGCAATCGCCTGGTCTCTCGACTTAACTTTTGGTCCTTTTTTGCTTCCGCTATGCAGTTTCCCAGCAGAAAACTCACGCATCACCTTCGCAACTTTTTTCTGTTTCTTGTCATTCATTCTGCGCCCCACCTGCAAATCAAATACGTGATCAGAACGGACAGCATAACCGCCCCAGAACCTACCACAAGCATATATTTGAACTGCTCTTCTGACATATGTCTAGACTACACCTTAAAAGCGAAAAACCCCAGAAAATTCTGAGGCTTGGTGTCATCTAGGAAATTCCCCCAGTCCATCTGTATTTGTGTGCATACATAAGTGAGCAGCCTACAGGATTCGAACCTATACCTCCTATCGGTCAGGATAGGCGTTCTAAGGGACAAAATTGGCGTAGCACGTGATACTTTCAATTTTGATTATCCCAGTCCTTTTAAACTAAGCTGCGTATGATATCTGTCAAAATCTACTAAAACATGTCAAATTAGTTTTCAATCGGCTTGTTGTATGTCTCATCGAGTATTTGCCTGGTTTCCTCGTCGCAGATGGCGCAGTTGCAATCTTCTGGCAATGGCGGCAGCGGCATCCAGTGGCTGACATTTTTAAAATATCCATAACCCATTTGGGGATTGATAAAACGATTGAGATAATCCAACATTGCTATCTCTATCAAACTTTCATTGTTTACTGGTGTATGAATTAACACCCATTCTCCAACCTCAGGCAATCTATCCTCAACGCTGATCCATCCAGCATTCCCCGTTTCCATGGGAATTTCAGTGGTGTTCACGATCCGACCGCAGTCTTTGCATTGTGTCTCTAGATTCTTGCAGCCTGTTTTGTGGCACTCAGTATTTAAACATCCGATAAGACCCTTTTTTCTAAACCTATCAATTTTATTTTTACTCATTCCCGCTCTCTTTGATAAGCTCTTCATCCCACGGCCTTCTAAGCTGATAACGCTTATTCATAATGTCTTGGTATTCATCCATTGCTTTTTTACCAATTAAATCTGCCTCTGCAATGTTCATTATCGGGCCTTGACTTCCACAGTTTCTACATTCCAAGCAAAATCTATCAAAACCCAGAAGTGATTTATGGGGTAATCTAGTCAAAACAGGTTCGCTGCCACACCAAGGGCAATTTTTTTTTGGTGGATTACCTATAATGATATGAAAATCTATTTCTTTTGTCTTGAGTTTTCCAAATTCATATTGATGAGCTTTGTGACGATCCAACACATCATATTGCGGTACTGGTTCAAAAATATCGCAAGATCTGATACATATGGCTGTTTTTAAATCAGATGTATTTAAATAAATTTTATGCTTCATTCACTCCTCGGATCGTTAATCTCTTCCAGCATAGCCTAGATCATCTTATTTGCAAAATCGGAGGTAATGACGGCTTGGTAATTGTATTCATTTCCTTTTATGTGAGAGATGCGGATAACATACTCGCCAGTGCCGCGGATACGGTCGATCATAAATACGTCGCCGTCCTTAGATTTAATTCGTTTCATTTGAATCCTTGTAACTCTCTTTCATCCGTTCTCTTCTCTATCGGGATGACTTAAACATCGGCAGTTTTTAAAGTGTTTCGTCGAGATCAAAAATAATCATAATCCGCTCAAAATTTTAAATGCGTGATAAACCTGCCGCACCCATGAAGATAAAGCCACATCAATTCCACCTATTCCAGAAAATAAAGAAAGAACATTCATAAATCTGGTTTTTTTTGTATAATTTTGTTTTTTGTTTAAAATTTTATGACAACGACCACAAATAAATTTTCCATTTTCTATGTAACCACCATAACAACCAAAAAAACAGCCAAAAAATAATCAAGAATGTAAGCAATCATGTTTATCACTTGATATAATAGTAACACGCCATATTGTAATGCCATTCCGCTTCTTCCAATTTGGCCTTGATCTTATCCGCTTGCTGACAGCAGAAAATGCCGTACTTAGTCATCTGGACGATCGCATCGGCAATTAACGCTGGCCAACCACCTAAATATGTTGTCGCACTCGCTTCGACAACGCCTTCAAGTATCGCATAAGCAATCTGCTTTTTGTCATCAGGAAGCCACAAGCACATGTCTTCCGCATCGCAAAAACATTCCGCTGCTCGGCGTTTGTGATATGACACTTTTGCTTCATAGCCACGCACTAGGGACACTCCCCGATCGGTCATGATAATCTCATGCTCAAATGGCCCTCGGATTGTCTCGGCGGAAAGCTTGTTCTCGATCAAGCTGGTTGCAGCAAACAATGTCATAAAAAGGGCAAAGTAAACCCACAAGCGCACTGCTCGGTCAGTTAGAGCGTTATAGATGGCAAAAGCTGTAGTGATGCCAGAAGCATAGATAAATGGAATTAGCATGTGATCCTTTTAAAGTGTAAAGCGGTTTTACATGGGTTATTCTGGCGTACTCGGCGTTAAATCAACGTCCAAACCAGTTTTCATTTCAATAGCCTCTTCTGCCAGCTCTTCGGCAAGGTTATCATCAGCAAGCCCCAGCTTTGCGTTAATCGCAGAGCAGGAACACAACAGTAGCAAAGATAAAATCATGTAGCGCATAGTTACCCCTTGTAGTTTTTTAAATGCTTATCAACATCCTTTTTCATTTTGCTTTGTATAGCATCTGAAAGAGTATTAAGATCAGTCATTTCCATGCTATTCCAAATCTCTTCGCAAAACCCAATAAAAAACTTTTTGTCTAAACCCATTTTTTTGAACTGTATAGCTGTTTTTGTGGCAGCTAAATAGGCAAACTGCACTTCAGGTGGTAGTTCATCTAAATTCATTAATCTTCTTCTCTCCAATTTGGAAAATGTTTATCGGCGCACTCTTCGCAACTTTCACCATATCCTTCAGGAGTATGTAAAATTGGAGCTATGTTAAAAATGGACACCTGTTTTCCGCAAATTATACAGGTGGGAGGCAATCCTTTTGTATGTAGTATGTAATTTAAAACATCGGGATGAGGTAAGGCATCGTCTTTCATAAAAACGTGTTCCTTAAAGCTATCGTTTGTTCGAAATCTGAGCGGTTGCTAAGTATGAATTTTATCCAAAAACGTTGCCGTTCTGGGGAAAGTTTAATAAATTCCTCGCCCGTTGGAACAGCCCCGACACACTCTTTCTTGTTAGCACAAGGAAATTCTTTTTCTATGCAATCTAAACAGACATCTCTAATGTCATCGCAAAACTTGACTGGTTTAGACATTTCAAATTGCCGGAAAACCTTGGCACAAATATAACAGCACATAAAAAATCCAGTAACATTTAAAACGGTATGGGTTCTTCATCTTCAATATTGTTCGGCATATCTTGTTTCTGGTTAGCGGCACACCATTTCTCAATAGCCTCAACAGCTACCTTGCTAAAAGCATCCTGATGCCCTCGCTCGCGGAAGCGCACAAGGCCGATATATTTTTTCTCTCCGCTGCCCGTGATATACTCTTTCTGCGGAAAAACCACCCAGCGCCGGCCGTCTTTTTGAAAAAGCTGGCAATTGTAAATCTCCAGCCCCATTTTAGGGATAAAAAAATCGGCGAAACCTAAAAGGCTCCCTTTATTTACCGCTTTGTATTTCAGACACTCTACTGTCATTTGCCCTCCTCTGGCTTTCCATGACCTCTTTTAATTGTGTTAAAAAACTCTTTTTTTCAGGGTGGTAGTCTCCCTGTAAAATCTTGGCAACCGTTTTGAAACTGTTACCTGCCTCACAATTGCTCAAAATCTCCGAATTCATTATGGCCTCGCATTGGGTTTTCAATCTTAGCCAAGTCTTTGAAAAGGTAGTGTGGTTTGTCAAACGTAAGATGCACGTCCCCCGTTTCCCCGTGGCGGTTCTTCGCTATTTTGACCGTGGCTCTTCCAGGATGGTCGTTAGGATCGTAGTAATCGTGGCGGTGAATCATCATTACGATATCGGCATCCTGCTCAATAGCCCCCGATTCCCGAAGATCGGAAAGCAGCGGCATCTTGTCCGTTCTGGCCTCGGTATTTCTTGATAGCTGGGACAGGCAAAGAACAGGAATGTTCAGCTCCTTTGCAAGGTTCTTCAGCTCCTTGGATATCTCCGCGACTTGCACCTGCCTGTTTTCCTGGCTCATCCTTGACCCCGTGCCGGAAATAAGCTGAAGATAATCGATCATGACGAGGCCGATATCGAAGTTCTCTTTCATCCTTCGCGCCCTTGCCTTCAAATCACCGATGCGGATGCCTCCTTGGTCGTCGTAAAGGATTTTAGCCCCTTTGATCTGATGCGCTGCTGTGTTGATATTCTGGTATTCAATGCCTGAGATATTTCCCTTTTTAACCTTGTTGGCATCGACAAGCGCCAAACTGGAAATAAGTCTCAACATCAACTCTTCGCCCGGCATCTCAAGAGAAAATATCCCGACGGCTTTTTGGCTCTGAAAAGCCACGTTTGAGCAGATGTTGAGCGCTAACGCAGTTTTACCCATTGCGGGACGAGCAGCTAAGATGAGCAGATGCCCTTTCCCCATCCCGTTTAGCATCCTATCGAGGTCTTTGTACCCCATCGGCAAACCGGCGATGATGTCTTGGCTGTCTCCGTTCTCCATGTAAAAAGCCTGACGCTCTCCTACCCAGTCCATAAAAGGCTTTTCCTCGATGCCGTCTTGGCCTTCGATAAACCTTTGAGATGTTTTATAGGGATTTTTCTGGCTTTTCTGCCCGATATCAAAAAGCGACTTGCTGCCAATCTCTAAAATATCCACAGACTTTGCATCGTCTTTCAAAGCATCCCGCTCAAGCTTCTGCGCTACCTCGATTATCTTCCGCAGGGTGGCCTTGCCCTCTACTATCTGTGCGTGCTCTTCTACGTAAGCCGACGATGTCGAATAGTTGGACAAGGTAGCGAGATATGAAACACCTCCGGCAGCATCCAAAAGGCTTTGCGCTTTAAGCTTCTCAGCAACTAAAACGGTGTCAACTGGACTCTCCGCCCTTCTAAGCTCAACCATTGCCTGAAAGATAATCTTGTGTTCGGGAAAATAAAAGTCTCCCGATTCCAAACAATCGCACGCAAAATTAAGCGCGTTAATGCTGTTTAACATCGAGCCCAACACCATTATTTCGGACTCTTTTGATTGAGGGGGTAATTTTGCTTGCATCAAACTCCTCACAATAGCAAACAAATAAAAAATGTATATGTAGCTGTTTGCTCCTACCTATACCCTAATTAAATATGATTATACGTTAAACAAAACAAAAAAGAAAGGGGATTTATAATCTTTCAAAATTAAAATAACTATTTTACAATCCAGAAAAAAGGTAATTCATGGACTCATCGAAAGACTTATTTTCACCTAATCCGGCATCTCCCCAAGAAAAAGTCAGAATGGCCTACAACAGAGCTTTTGTCAACTGGCAAGCCTATTGGGTAGAGGCTTACCGAGACCAGTCTTTTTATCTGAATAACCAATGGACACCGGAAGAGCGCAGATACCTGCAGCAAGAGCAGCGCCCCGATTACGTTTATAACCTAGTCCGTGCCTGCGTTAATATGGTGCAGGGCTACCAAAGAAAAAATCGTCTTTCGATCATAGCGCAAGCGGTAGAGAACTCGGCATCAAAGACCGCCGACCAGTTAACCAAGTGCATATACCATGCTATGCGCTTTGGAAAAGGCCACTACGCCATCTCCGATGCGTTTAAAGGCGCTTTGGTTACAGGGCAGGGATGGATACATACTGGGGTAGATTACCGCTTTGACACACAATCAGGGGATCTTTTTTATGAGTTTGTCCCTTGGAATGCCATCATTGCTGACCCGTTTTATACGCAAAGAGACTTAAGCGACTGCGATTACATCATCCGCAGGGCGTACATGTCGAAAGAGGAGGCGTTGAGCAAGTGGCCGGAGAAAGAAGAGCAGATCAAGTCTATGCAGGGCAACATGCGGGACGAGCTTTTCACGTTTTTGCCTCAGCAGCGAATATTCCAGAGCCAAAATTTGCTTGCCTATACAGAATACTGGGAGCAGCAGTTTGAAGAGGTCAAGGTGGTCATCAATCCCCTTACCCTCCAAGAGATCGAGGTGACGAAAGAAAACGCCAAGCTGATGGCGGAAGCTATCAAGCTTCCCGGCATCCGTCACTACAAAAAGATGAAGAAGCAGATCAAATTCACTGCGCTTCTTAATAACGAAGTTATTCAAGAAGATACAAACCCCTATAACCTCAACGAATACCCCTTCACACCCGTTCTAGGAGTGTATGAGCCGGAATATGATCTTTACCAATATAAGCTTCAATCGCTCATTCGTTGCATCAGAGACCCCCAGATAGAGTTTAACAAACGCGTCGGGAAGATGGTCGATGCGATGGATTCGCAGATCAATAACGGATGGATCATCAAAAAGACCCGTTTTGACAACCCGATGGATTTTTATAAATCCGGTCAGGGAAGGGTAATCTTCGCCAAGGAAAATGCTGACCTGAATATGGACGCAAGGCAGATTGTCACCAATGCCTCGGCATCCATCCAGCCTCTGATGGAGCTTCAGCAGCTTTTCAACCAACTCACCATGCGCATTTGCGGGGTCAACGAAGAGCTTTTAGGTGCTGCCGACAACAACAACCAAGTTGGCATTGTTGAAAAGCTAAGACAGGGCGCTGGCCTTGTTAACCTGCAAGACCTTTTCGACGGCCTCCGTCAATCGCAGGAGATCATTGGCAACAAGACAATTAAACTGATTCAGAATAACTGGACACCAGAAAAGGTAATGCTCATCACAAAAGAGCAGCCCACCCCTGAATTTTACAATAAGCAATTCGGTAAATACGATTGCGTTTGCGTAGAAGCTCCCCTCACAGAAACCCAGCAGCAGCTCTTTTTCCGCCAGCTTTTGGAGTTCAAACAGCTCGGCGCTCCTATCTCTTGGTCTACCATTCTCGATGCCTACCCCGGCCAAGGGAAAGAAAAGATCATGCAAGACCTGCAACAGCAAGAGCAGCAGCAAGCCCAGATGCAGCAAGCGCAAATGCAAGCAGAACTCCAAGATAAAGCAGTCATCAACGACCTGCTTATCAAAGAAGGCCAAATTAAGATCGCCTCCGCAAAAGAGAAGCTTGCCAAAGCCGAGCAAGACAGAGCGTCTGCTGTCCATCAAAGAGCTTTGGCTATGAAAGAAATGGAAGCAGTCGAAATGGACAATATCAACAAATTTATTGATACAATTCTCAAAATCGAAGATGCTTCGAGTATCAAGCAAGGTTTTGAATTAATGGAAACAGCGCAGCCAGCGCAGAGAGGATAATATGGGAGAATACGCACCAAACTCCGTAAGCGGAGGAAGCGCAAGCTATATGGGCGATGACGACAGCGGCAGGCTGTCTAAGCAAATGTGCCCGAACACAAGAGCAAACGGATACATCACCAACCAGTTTGCCGGCGGCGGAGTACATAAAACCCGCGCTAAACCAAAAGGAAAATCCGAACATATCGAGGCCGAAGGATCTTTCGGAAACGACTATGGGGTCTAATAAAATACCTGGGCCTATGGATTTTCTAAATGACAAGCGCCCTAACGATGAAGACCAGTACCTGGGACGCGTCAACATGAAAGCCAAAAAGATGAAGGCTGAAAGCAAAGGCCACAAAGAGCCGGACAACTACGGCTCTAAGAAGGGAGTCAACAATATCATGTACTCGGATAGAGGCATGGAAGACACGGACGCGAAAAAGCTTAAAGAGCAAGCTTTGCCCAACACCAGAAACTATAGTTACGTGCAATAAATGACCCCTCTAAACACAGACCTACGCATACAGCTTGCAGCAGAGCGTGGAGACATGCGGGAAGCTTTGGGATGGAATTTCGTTAAAAGGCTTGAGCGCCTTGTGGACGAGCTTCTCAAGCTTCCCGATGCCCCAGAAATTACCTACGTAATTTACTCGGTAAAATGGGACTACATCAACCGCAAAATCCGGGAGATGTGGCAGGTAACGGACGAGCGGCCAAAAAACCACATGCTCGGCCAAGTGATCTACGAGATAAATAAATCGGGTAAGGCTGAATGCTGGGCGCTTCCTTTGGACGTTCCTGTTCCAGAGACCGAGCTTTCCGATGAAATAGTCCAAGACACCTACGAAATATCTAAGAATATCCCCCTCTCTACAGAGGTATTTACCAAAATCTAAATTCCTACCGGGGGACAGCGGCAAGCTCCTCACTTTTCTTTGTCCCCCTCTCTTCAAATCCTTTGACAACTAACCAAAAACAAATTTTAATTCAGTTAACAAATTAAAGTTTTAATTTGCTGGCTCGTCACCGCTGACGTAAAAAGCATTAACCCGCGTACTAATCGTCTCGCAAACGAAGGATTTACATGACAGAAGAAGGCGTACAAGAACCCATCGCCGAGGTTCAAGAGGCTGCCCCAGCGCAGCAACCGTCGGACAAAGAGATTAACTTTCAGCGTCTCAGGGAAAAGATGGAGCAGATTGAGAGGGAAAACTACTACCTCAAAAGTCAGTTTCAGCAAGCCCAGCAACCGAAAGAGCTTGATAAAGAGGTGTCGGAAGATGACATCCCAACCTTTGGCGATCTTAAAAAGATCCGCGAAAGGGACATGCAGGAGATTGGACAGCTTAAAGCTATGCTCCAAGAGCTTGACATGAAGGCCAGACACTCGGACTACAACGAGACCGTGAAAGAATATCTCCCCGATATTTTGAAAGAAGAACCAGACCTGGCGCTTGCCCTGAAAGACAATCCCATGATGCACCGTCTGGCATACAAGCTAGCACAAGCCTCTCCCAGATATCATCAGGAGAAGCTTGCCAAGAAGAACGCGGACACCGTTGAAAAGATGGTGACCAACGCAACTAGGTCCACACCTGCCACAGCGCGCAAAAACGTCGTTGTGCAAGATGAGGAGGCAAAGCTTGCCAATATGTCGGAGGATCAAATCTGGAACATGTTCAACATGGCAAAGGCTAGGTATTAACCAAAAGGGTGAAACCTCATGCCAATGACAACTTTGGCCACACTGCCCCCGGCAGTCAACCAGATTTTCGATAGGCTGTTGCTGATGATCGCACGGCCTTATCTTATCTATAACAAATTCGCTGTAAAGAAAGCGCTCCCCCAGAACTCCGGCCGTCAGATGGTACACAGACGCTACCTGCGTTTGTCCAATGCCACTACCCCGGTAGCTTCTGGCGACCTGATCTCCGAAGTAGCGGCTCAGGCTGTCGATATCGTAACGCAGATTCAATTCTACGGTGCGTATATCAAGTATGACAACCAGATGCAGCTTTGATCAACGACCCAATCCTCAATTCGTTTACAGAGCTGCTCGGTATCCAAATGGGTACTACGTTTGACGCGCTTACACGTGATGTCCTTGCAGCTACAACCTCTGTAATTAACTGTAGTAATGGGGTAAACGGTAAAAATGTTGCCGTTTTAAAATCTTCTCTGATTGACTTGGAACTCCTCGCTGCTTAAGCAGAAGGACAACAAGGCGGAAGGCTTCGGCCACCGCGAACGACTAAGTGAGAGGACACCGAAAGGTGAAGCGATAGTCTGAACTCTATGGAAACATAGAGAGGAATCTCCGAAGAGGGAATCCCGCCATGTAAAACAGATTTACATGGTCACAAAAGTAACAGAATGAACACGCCTACAGAGCTAACCAGAGCGGACATCGACACCGCAATGGTTGCTTTGGACAGCTCCGATGCTCTGATGATTACAGATTACATCGAGGGCGTTGACAAGTTTGGTACGCAGCCGGTAAGGCAAGCCTATTTCGGCTTCCTGAACAGCGCGATTTTGACAGACCTTCAAAACTGCGACGGCTTTATCTCGGTAGCCAACTACCCGGTAAGAGACGGCCTGGATGCAGAGTGGGGCTCTGTCGGCAACGTGCGCTGGCTGAGAAGCTCGCAAGGCTCGACGACAGCAGGAAGCCCAACGATCTACAACAACATTATTGTAGGCCGTGAAGCTTATGCCTGTATGCACCTGTCCGGCAAGAACGCAGCCGAGGAATCGGGAGGCAATATCGCGCAAAACGGCTCGATCATTGTTAAACCTCTTGGCTCCGCTGGCGCACTCGACCCGGCAAACCAGTTCGGAACGGTCTCTTTCTCGGTATTCTACGCAGCTAGAATCCTGAACGACGCGTTCATCAGAAACTTAAGATCGACAGCAGGCTAAGGAGGGAGACATGGCTACTAATACTTATGTTATTCAGGGGTCTTTCACCTCCGGCGGATCGGGCGTGCCTTATGTTCTGCAATTGCCTATCGAGACAGTGCAGACAAACAGCAACTCCCAGATTGCAAGCACTGCGACACAGCCTTCTTTGGTTTCCTTTAAAGCCTACAACTACACAAAGTACGGGACTAACTCTCAGACTTTGGAGATGAAGTGGTTTAAAGGCATGGCGGATGGGTCTGCGCTCCTTATCACAAGGGGGACAACAGACCTTTCGTCCACATTGGAGACAACTAACGGCTTTTCGCTGGTTAACAACACACCGCTTTACGGCGTTGAAGTTACAGCGATCACCAAGGCCAACCCAGGCGTTGTGACGTTCATTGGCCCAGGATTTGCTCCCGGCCAAGGGATTCCAGCATGGGCAACAGGCGACTCGTTCAAGTTCAGCTTTATCCGCGGCTCTTCGGGCACAGATTGGGCAGCTTTGAACGGCACGGAGTACACTCTGACCAAGATCACCGCCAACACGTTCAGCTTTGGCGTTGACACAAGCGGATACACAGGAACCTATACAGCTTCCTCCGGTATCGCTTACAGGACAGAGACAGCCTCCGGACAGCCTATCCCACCGCTTAACACAGCAAACGTCGGTATCAAATTCGGCTCTGCTGTACTAGGCAACGATGGCGACACCATTTACTTCGAGGCAACTATCAGCGATGACAGCCGTGCCTTGGGTGATGTAGGCGCATAAGCTTAAAAAACAACAAGGGGGAGCAATCCCCCTTCAATTAATGAGGAAATATGACTGAAGAAATACAAGCAGAAGCCCCGAAAGAGCTGGCAGTTCCAAAGCGCTCAGAAAAACGCTACCAAAAGACTGTCAGGAAAAAAGTAGTTGTTGAGGAGCTTGTCGATGATGCACCCGATCCACACCTCTATGAAAAAGTAACCTTCCGCTTCTACAACGAAGAGCAAAGGGGAG